AGCAGCGATAATCATATCGTCAGCAGCACCTCTACAAGGAATTACTGGGATACCATCAAAGAAAAGGTTACCTAATACTTGGTTGTTTCCTTTGTTCTCAAATCCGTTTGCACCGCCACCGTTTCCAGTTACAGAACCAAATCCGCCTAATGCTCTTGTATATGCACGAATTACGTTAGAAGCAGCATAGATAGCTAAATCTTCACTTCCGTAAACAGCAGTTGGGATAGCATCTACAACAGTACCTAATTCAGCAACTACGTTTGCAGCAGTTACAGCAGTACCTACGATGTCTTGTCCAGCTGGCAAAGCAGTATCAGCAGCTAACAATGTAGCAAAACCATCAAATTGTCCAGAAGTTCCAGAATCTCCACTCCAGATACTTTTTTCTGTGCGGTCAGCTACTTTAGCAGCAACGTGAGCCAATACAAAATCAGAAAAGTCTTTTGGAAGTTCATCGTTAAGACCAAAGCCCATTTGAGCAGCTTGCCACGATTCGTGAAGCGTTTTTCTGCAAATTTCAAGGTTTACTTGTAGTTCACGAGGCTCGAGTACTTTTTCCGTAAGAGTTAAAGTTCCTTGATTTGGCTCAAAACCACAAGAAGCATCTTTAACGATATCGTCAGTAGAAGCCTTTTGGATTACAGATTTAAACTTGACATTAGGCATAATTGTGATATTGCCTTTGTCTAATGTGTCGGCTGAAAGTAAAGCTGCTGCAATATATTTACCAGCAAATTCTCCAGCATAAGTTGAATTAGTAATTACTACACTCATTTTATTTAGTTTTTAGTTATTTATTTATTTAGTTTTGAAAATACTCTATCTAATGTCCCTAATTTTCTATTAGGTGCAATATTAAATTGTACTTTGTGTTGTTTAGCCTCTGGGTTAGCTTGGATTGGCTCGGCTGCTGGCTCGTTAAGTTCTGCTTGTACTTCTTCTGGCACTTCGCTTAATTCTACTTTTTCGTGCTTGCATAGTTCCTCTGTTACAAGATTTCCTAACTCATCTGCGCTTAAGTCCTCTTTAGGCTCTAACATTGCTTTGATTTCCTCAACCATTGATTTAACCTCTGCAAGTTCTTCTTTAGTAGCATAGCCCATTTCTTCTTTTTCTTCTTCTTCAAGGACTACATCTTCTGTTGCTTCTACTTCTTCTTCTGGTGTTTCTTCTTCGCCAGCTTCTTTAATTTCAGCAATAAGACCTTCTTCTGCTACTACAAGTATTTTACCGTCTTCAAGTTCATACTCTCCAACTGGTACAGCTACTTTCTCATCTTCGGTAACAATAAATACTTCGTTACCAGCTTCAAACGCTTCTGCTTCTAAAACAGTTCCGTTCTCTAACGCTTGTTGTTCTAACTTAACTTCTTCGGATAAGTTTAAAACATCTTTGATTTTACTAATCATATCGTTCGTGTTCATATTAATATATAAGTGTTAAAAATTAATTTTGCATTTTTAGTTAGCATTTTCACAAGTTGTACAATCATCATAAGCAATAGATGCTGTATTTATATGTATTCCCTCTGAATGATGTTCTGCCGTTACTGTATAACAAGCATTATGGTTATTCTCTAATGTTAAGTAATATGTTTTACCTACAACAAGTTCTGTGTCGTGCATATGAACGTGATGTGTATGTCCATCAGAACATCTCTCAATTATATACCCATACCACACCCCACTTAAATCTTCGCCAGTTGTACTACCAATCCCTTGCGCCCTTAAACTACCATCACAGCACTTTATAGAGTAGGTATTGTCCTTGCATAAACACGCTCTGCGCCCACCCTTTGGACTTGTTCTACTTGGTGTAAAGAATTTCTTAAACCTACGCATCTAACTCTTTTAATTTTTTATTAGCCCAACGTAGACCAGCCTTACCACCCCATAATAAATAAGAGATAGTACCGCAAGCCTTTGTATCGTTCTCGTCATAGTATTCCTCTGCTCTTGACAAATAAGAATACATACGTTTAATAGTTTCTTTAGATATTGGTTTACCTTGCGCTAATTGTTGCGCTCTTACCTTACCAACTTGTGTAGCACATTTGTTGTTTACCTTTTCGTTAAGTTCTAACCCTCGCTTTGCGTTGTTGCTTACACCACTTGGATAATCAGAGTAGCTTTCTAACACCATCTTCTTGCCACTCTTTACACGCTTGTCGCTTTTAATTATAGCTCGTATCTCACTTAATAAATACTCTGCTTCAGCTTCTTCAATAGCTGCTAACTCTTTTTGCTTTTGTTCATCAGTCATAAAGTCCCCAAGAGTTTGGTCTTTAGGTCTTTCCATTTTATCAGCAAAGTACCCCTCTATACTAAACCCTTTTACCTTGCCAGTCTTTACAAACTCGTTCCAAATCTCATCGTTGTTTACTTTAACCGCACCAACCCAAGTTCCTAAAGGTAAGTCCATTCCATACTTTACACTCTTGTCGTGTACCTTGTCCTCTACTATCCAGCTCTCAACTAATGATAGTCCGTTTATTTGGTATTGGTGTTCTAATGTGCTGTTGTTTTGTTTGCCTTGCATTAAATACATTTGCGAGGCTTTTAAGACAGTATCTTTTGAGAAATATATATAATACTCATCTTCTCCGTTTCGTCTGTATATGGGCTTATTTGGAATAAGTAACGCACCCATTAAAATGCGCTTTTCCTTGTCTACCTCTGCAAGTTTAAACTCTTGTGATTTAAGAGCAATAAAATCTTCTTCTATTGCTGGGTTTTCCACTACGCTAATAGCTTCTATACCTATTTCTTGTTCCTCGTCTAAAATTAGTTCTACTATCCGCATATTATTATATAATGTTTTTTATTAATTTTTGTATTTATAGTGTCGCACCCTCTACAATGTTGTTCTCTAAACTCTGTGCTGTTGTAACATCATTAGCTACTACATACGCTTGTACTGGTTGTTGAGTTTGACTTCCTACTGCTTCTGCTAATTGACTTGTTTCTGTTGCGCCTACTATATTGAATGATGGCGGTTGTGATACTGATTGACCACTACTTACACCAGCACTACTACCTTTTGCTTTTGGTATTTTAGTTGATGCAATAGTTTTAACATTCGCTAAACCAGTTGCTATAATACCAGCAGCAGCTATTGGACCAGCTATACCACCTTGTGCTAATGCTTTATCAGCACCAACAAATGTATCTATTATTGCTTGTGCTATACCTATGCCTTTTTGCGCTTCTGCATTTTCTCCAGCTAATGCACTCAAACCATTTAAAGCACCGCTTACAGCCTCTAAAGTTGAAATCTTAACTTCTTTTTTGTTTTCTTCAAGTTTGTTTGTTGCATCAGCTATTTCTGTATCTCTTGTAAGATTAGTTTGCCTTGACTGCTCCATAAACTCATCAAGGGCTATCTGTGCATCTACTTTAGCTTGTGTGCCAGCGTTTGCATTATCTACAATAGCTTGTAATCTTATTGCTTCTTGTTCAGCTTCTAATAAGTCAATTTGTTTAAGGGCTTCTAACCTCTGTACCTCATCTTCTATTTGCTCCGCATTAAATCGCTTTCGTTCAATACTTAATGTGCTTTCGCTTTCTAATTTAGTGTTGGTTAGTTCTACTTCCTCTCTATCTAAAGCTAAATCATTTGCTTTTTGTTCTGACCTAAACCCTTCTATCTGCGCTAATACACCTTGCTTGTTTGCAAGTGCTTCTGTTAATGCTACTTGGTTTTCTATTGATGCGTTTTTGTCTAACTCTGCTTGTGCTGACCTTAATTGAGCATCAGCTTGTGCTAACATTGCTTTTTCTTGCTCTGCTAATACTTCTAATAATTGGTCATTTGCTTTTCTTCTATCCTCAATACTGTTACGTTCTTCATCTCGTATTTGTCGTAACTGCTCTGCTTGTATATCGTATTTCTCTACAAGTAAGGATTGTTGTGCGGCTGCTAACTCTGCTGCGTTTGCTAAATTTACATTTTCCTTTGCAGCTTTTATTGTTTCTGTTATATAGCCTTTTACTGCATCCTTGTTTTTTTCTACAAATTCTACGCCTTTATCAAAAGTATTATTTACACCAGTTATTGCGTCTATACTTTCTTTACCAGCATTTTTAACATCCTCTAAAGCACCAGCAAAATCACCACTAAACACCTTTTTAACTGCACTTGCTAAATACCCTAATGTATCAAGGAAACTCTCAAAGCGTTCTACTATGTTAGCTTTAATGCTTGCACCTAAAGCTTTAACGCTTTCTAATGGGTTTTCAAATATATTCTTAAAGAAGTCTACAACTACACCAGAATTATCTACAATAAAACCAACAAAGTCATTAAACGCAATACTAACCGCCTCAAACGCTGTGTTGAATAAGTCAGCTACCTTTTGATTTTTCATAAATATATCTGACAGTTTAGCTAACGCAGCAATAACTAAACCTATACCAGCCGCTTTCATTGCTACTCCAAGACCTTTAAAACCTTTTGATAAACCTGAAACTCCTTTTGAAGATTTTTTAGCATTCTTTCCAACTCCATCTAAAGCTTTTGATGAACTCTCTTGAGTTTCTTCTACTTCTTTATTTACTTCTTTTAAGGAATCTTTAAGTTTGTCTAATCCTCCAGCCGCTTTTACAGCATCAACATCAATTACTATTTTCTTTTCTATTGCCATCTTATTTCTTGTTTAAGTGCTTTGTAACCCTCTTTTAGTGTTGTAGGTAGTTTGTGTTTACCTTGTGCTATGCGGATGTTCTCTGTTTCTCCGTTTGCGTATTTTAAGCTATCTAAAATTAACTTTATCATAATGTTGTTTCTGTTATAGTTGTATCGAATGAATAAGCATCATCTCCACTTATACTGTATTTTGCTCTTACCCCTATATTGTATGTCGTTCCGCTTTCTAAACCATTTACTTTTAAACTTGTACCTACAGTTGTTGTAAATACTCCACCATTTAAAATAACATCATAACCAACTACACCAGTAACCGCAGTCCATCCTATTGTAATAAAGTCTGTGCTTTTTGTTGTTACTGTAACTTGTGCTACTCTGTCTAAATAAGCAAACTGATTGTTGTTTATTTGGCTTACAAACTCACTTCTGTTGTATAGCTCTAATTCTGTTTTGTTGGTTAGTAGGTTTGTTTTTATACTGTTTATTCTATATGCGTTGTTTGCTATTACTAATTTGTCTTTTAATTGTAACTTTAGTAATATGCTTAAAGGTAGATAAGCGGTGTATTTGTATAGTCTTGATGTTGGGTCAAACATTGTTTGTACATAATCAAAATAACCATCCTCAAATAAGTTAGTAGAATTACTTGGTATTTCTCCAAGATATTCATCAGCTTCTAAACCAAAGTTCATTTGTAATCGCTGACCATAACCCCAAGAACCAAGTGAAGTAACGTTGCTTGGTCTTCTATATTGTTGTGGTGTAAGGCTGCCTATTGTTAATTCATCGTTTCCATTACTATTAAGTATACTTGCAAATATTAAAGGCTCTCCAATAGTAGGCTCAAACTGTTTATTTAAAAATGCACCTTGACCAATAAGAGTTAAACTATCGTCGTCTGTGTCTGTTAGCCTTTCATACATCATTTTTTCAAAAGGCAATTCTACTGTATAAGTACCACCATCAAATCTGTTATCGCCAAAATCTTCTTCTGCAAATGGTACACCTTGTATCTCGTCTGAAAACTGAACAAGGAAACTTTCTTTGCTTTTAAATTTAAAGTCCATTTTCTTGTACTGAAAAAGCCTATTAACAGTTGCCTTTTCCATATCAACATACTTTGTAATGTCGTAGGCATCTTCGTTTTGATAATATACTTTTGCTAACTCTACATTTATATTATCGCCATCTTTATAAACAAGTAAATTAAACATCTTAAACAATCCGCTTAAGAAGTCTATTACTTTCATCTCTGGCATTTGTCTACTTATATCAAAAGTATTTTCTACATCTTGGTTAGTAGGTGTATAGTTGGCAGTCCATTGTGTTTGAAAACCAGCTATAAATGGCTCTTTGAGTTTATATTGAATAGCTAAATTTTGTGTCATTGTTATTGTGTTCTCGCTTTCAACCTCAACAATCAAATCCAATAATTGCATATTATTATCAGCGCTTGAAATAGCACCTAAATTTAAAAATTCTTCTTCAATATTAACTGTTCCACTTTGATTTGTATATTCTCTTAATGTAATCAAATCCCCATTATCACCTCTTTTAATTCTTACAGTATAATTCTCTGGAGTTGATGTTGATATTGATAAAGTTGCTTTGTATTTCCTATAAACACCACCGCCACCAAAATAACCTAATAAATATAAACTCCTTACATCTGCAATGTCTGAACCAGTAGCGTTGTAAGTATATGTTGGGTCATCATCGTCTTGGTGTCTAAATCTGTTTACAGAAATGTTTACACCACCACCTTCAACTGCATTAGTTACATAACCCTCATTCTTGTGCATCCACATATAAAATTTTGAGAAATCAAAGGTGTTAAAAAACCCAGTAAAACTTAACTCTGGATATGTTCTCTCTATTGCATCTATAATAGCTCTTAATTTTATAGCTGGTTTTAAGTCAGTATACAATAAACGAGTATCTGTAATGCTGTCTAAATAACCATCAGTAGTAGAATAACGCATATTTTTACTGTGATGTATATTAGGCACTATTATATCGTCGCTTCCGTAAGTAGAAATTAGCGTAGATAAACTTGCAGTAAAGAAGTTTACTATGTTGGTTTCGTTATATGTGAAGTTGTAAGCGTTGTCATATATCAAGCCTTGTAAAGTTGTATCTCCTATAATCTCTTTTAATACTACTGCATCTCCAAAGAACACTACTTTATATGCGTGTGCTTTGTTGTCTTTTAATGTTACGCTTTTAAACTGTATCTTTCCTTTTTTGTAGTCTATTCCGTTCAGCTTTATAACCGCATCGTGTTTAAATCGTGCATCAAAACTGTTAAGCACATTTTGGTTTTCGTAATGTCTAAATAGTTTGTTGTTAGTTTTAGAAGCTGGTAGATTAAACTGTTGGCTAAAAGGTGTAAATACCTTGCCTATGTCTTTAAGGTTTAGTAAGGTATCTGTTATAGTTATGCTCTCATCTTCAAATAAGTCTGCTCTAAAGTAATCGCTTTCAATTATGTATTGGTCTGTGTTAGGGCTTGTAAATATATCAGCAGAAAGGCTTAACTGCGTATCGCTATCAATAGCTGTAATTGATGCCGTTAGGTGTGTTCTTTTGTTAGTAACAATATCCCCTACACTTACGCTCGTATTAAACACACCAGTATTGTCTACAAGTTTATTAGTTGCAAACCCAGTAATACCGCCTTCTAATCTATTATACCCTTTTATGTATAGTTCTATTATCTGCATCTATCGTATGTTGTTAATAGTGTCAAAAGCAAAGTCTACTTCTATTGTGTAGTTTATTAGTTTGTCGTTTAAGTGTGTTTTGTAATTTAAACTGCTACTGCTTACGTTTATTGGTAACGTCTGTGAGTTTATCTCAATCCAACAATCTTCACTTAATTGCATTTGTTTGAATACATCGTTGTACTCCTCTGGATAAAAGCCAGTATTTAGAGTTAGCTTTTCGCTTCCGTTTTTAGTAAGTATCTTTTGTTGATGTCTACTTGTATCGTAAGAGCCTCCTACAACTATATTACGCTTAAACTTTTCTGTTTTAGTAGATAGCACCTCGTTTGTTCTTTTGAAAAACCATAAATCTTGTAATGCACCAAACTTGTTTACAAACGTTACTTTATAAGGGTCATACTTACACTCCTCAATATTGTCTACTGTTAGCTTTATTACTCCATAAGTAGTCTCTACATATATTGTGTCAAAGTCGAACAAAGTAAACTCATTAGCAAACTGCTCTAAACAACTGCTGCCCTCAAACGTACCACTATCTTGTATAACTCTATCCTCAAACTCATCAGAGCCATTCACTCCGTTTGTAACGTATTCTATTTGCTCATTGTTTTCATTGCTACCTGTTATAGCTTTGGTGTATACTAATTCTCCGTTAAGTTCGTAAGTTACTTGTGTAGTCTTTGATGTATCTACTGGTATTGTAGCTGGTGCATCATCTAACTTTACAACCTTTGTGTTTG